GATGCACAATAAGAGAAACCGAATGGTTGTTGAATCCCATCGGCTTTTGTCAGGCTAACACCACCAACAGTCACGGTGCTTGGTATACCTGACCCCCCTACCGAGCCTGTTGTAACAGCAGAAATTATAATCATCCGGTCAGTATCTGGAGTACCAAGCTGTGTTGTGGTGAAGGTGTAAGAGGTTGCAGTTGAGTTATTCTGTTTGTTGTCGGTGTACTCAAAGTAATATCCGCCACCACCACCACCACCATTATTACCCATCATCAGCTTACTCATACCAAACATCAGGCGTGGTCTCCAACGTGGTTGCCGTACAAGACTCCTGCATCATTCTTCCATATCACCACCATTGTTCTGCCTGTCGTCGCTAGGGTAGGGGCAGAACCCCCTATCCAATCCATCGTGGGCCAAGTGATTGTATATCCTCCCGCTCCATCAGCGATTTGTAAACTAATGGTGTCTCCTTGCCCCATTGACTCCGTAAAAGTAGTGTTCCCAGTTAGGTTAATCCGCTGCATTGCCCCGCCATCAGTGCTGAGAACTGTCCCAGCGTAATTCTGAACTCCATCTCTAGGGCGTTCAAATTCGTTGATGTCAGTAAACGTCTGAGCAACATCCAGCTTAGCTGTATCAACATCGTAACCTTGAACCGTTACGCCAATATCGGCATCCACTACTATTGTTGAGTCGTAAGCCTGAACATCTGTGCCAATAACTAGCCCTAGAGTAGTCCTAGCGTTAACAGCAGCAGCGTCATCCACAAGGCTTGCACCGAAAGTGCTGATGGTTGTACTGGCTGGCAGCGATAAGGTCTTGATGTTAGCATCAACTTCGCTTTCCATCAGTGCACCAGCAGCAGCTACGTTCGTTGAGTCAGTAACGTCTGCAAGAGATTCTATTGCGTCCAACTTGGTTTCATCGGCAATCAGAAATGATGCTGTAGTTGCTGCAAGCACTGCTGTATAGCCTTGAACTGTTACGCCAATGTCGGCGTCTTTTACGATAGTTGCATCGTATGCTTGTACGTCTGTACCGATAGTTAACCCAAGAGTAGTCCTTGCATTAACAGCAGCCGCATCATCTATTAGGCTTGCACCGAAGGTACTTATCGTTGTACTAGCTGGAAGCACTAATGTTTTGATGTCAGCATCAACTTCACTGTCCATCAACGCACCGGCAGCAGCGACGTTCGCTGTATCAGTAACGTCAGCAAGAGCCTCAATGCCATCTAGTTTAGTTTCATCTGCTGTTAAGAAAGATGCTGTAGTTGCCGCAAGAACTGCTGTATACCCCTGTACTGTTACACCTATATCAGCGTCTTTAAGAATAGTGGCATCAGCGGGTTCGTACACGCCTGTGTGTAGGTGGTCTCCTATGGCAAGAGTGCCTGCTGTAGTCCCCACATCTCCATTATTGTTGAGCAATTCATAGGTTACATCAGCATCGAGGACAGTGGTTGCATCGTATGGCTGAACGGTCACGCCGATGTCAGTCGTGGAAAGAAAGGCATCCATTTCTTCCGCACTTAATATAAGTGCAATAGTTAATGTTTTGCCCGTCCAATTAACAGGCGCATTTGAATTACTCGACACAATAACGGTGTTACGGCTTAAATTGTCTGGGCTTCCAGCAGTTATAACACCCTCAGAAACCTCGAAATTAACCCCGTCAGTAACCGAATATCTAACAGTGTCGCCAGTTGTAATACCATCCCCAGCAAGAAAAGACCGAAATCCAATGGCAGCACCATCAAGTGAATACGACAATATGCCTGTAGTGACGCTGGTTTCTTTTACAAAATCCGCTCTACTCATTGCAAAAACCTTTAGTAAGTAATATTACCCAATGTGCCAATCTCACCAGCAATAACTGTAATGTCAGCCGATGGAGCAGAAAGCGTAAATGTTTGAACCTCAACACCCGTATCAATATCAACAGAATTGAATATCGCTGCCCGGTATGCGTCCTGATCTACGTCAGAACCAACAATAGTGTTTTCTCTGAAAAATTGATTTAAATTGGCTGTGACAGCCGTTCTCATTCCAGCAGTGTTGGGCGTAAGATCAGAGAAGACAAAATCAGTCGGAACTGCTGTTGGTGCAGCAACGTTCAAATCAGTGGTTTGAGTGTTAGCCGGGAGAATCTCCAACAACTTAGCTGCCACCACGTTCACTTCTGAACCAGTAGGAATCAGGTTGTCATCATTGTCTCTTGTGAAGTAAACATTCACTACGCCAAGTGCAACCTGTGAATCTGCCAAAATAGTTCCAGTGGCCGGAGTCGTTGGCGTTCCCGCAACTATGTAGTGGAACACGCTCGCACTCTCAACGATCACAACGAAAGTTCCGTTATAAGCCGTTTCTACTGCTCCTGAAATAGTCACGTCCATACCAGAATCAAGGCCATGTGCGGTAGCTGTTACCGTTGCAACGTTTCCTGTCCGAACAATTGATGTGACGCTGGTTGTTGCCAGTATCGTTCCAGCCGACTCAACAAAGACGCGAGTCACGCCAGCAATTTCTTTAGCTTTATCAACAATGGCTGCTTCATTAAAATGTGAAACTGGGTTTTGTATTCGGTCAATCATTCGCGTTCTAAGTGATGTTTCTGTCTCAGCGTCAGTGCCGCCACCAATGGCACCGAAATCAACTGCCAACGTATCTGATATTCCAGCAAGAGGGCTTTGCAATGTCAATGTCGCGCCTGAGTTTAGGTTCTGACTCTCGCCAAAAGCATCGGATTTCACCGGGATAGTTACCGAAACATAACCAGCCAGAATGGTTCCTGTTGCTGGGGATGTGGGCGAACCGTCAACGGTATAAGTGAAAGTGTTTGCTGCTGTCACAGTGATCTGGGTGTTGGTGACGTTATAGCCAGTTTCTACAGCCCCAGAAATGGTGACTTCAACGTTATTTCCTAAACCGTGGTCACTGGTAGTCGTAGCTGTAACAGTGGTTCCTGATCTAACAAGGCCCGCAATGGAAATTGAGTTGGTTGATAATGTACCGGCAGCGGTTGACGTATATGTTCCCGTTGATAAAACGCAAACAGTCCCAGACGGGATGGAGTAAGTAGCTGTACCTGTGGCCACAAGGTTTCCCGTGGATTGAGTCGCAGGCAATAGAGATTTCCCGTAAATAGCAGCCCATCTAATGAGCCACTCCCCGAAAGAAGTATCAGGAACCAATGCTTTCATGGCCTGTTTAAGCTGTAGATAGAAATCAAAAACTCTGTTGCCATTCGCAGTAATAATGGCGAGAAGCCAATGGTTTTTTAGGAACGGATCAGATTGTTGCAGCTCTCTTTGAACATCAACCTTCGATCTCAATACGACTTCTGCTGCTGTCTTTGGAAGATTTAACGCCATCTTAATTATTTCCTGTATTTTCCCACAAGGCCAAAGTTATATTTTCAACTGAGTCATCACTATAGCGAATGGTGACGGTGAGAAAAACTCTCCCGCCTTGAACTACCACTACGGCATCTTCAACCAAAACAGCCAAGCCATCGTCAACCAGCCATTGAAGGGCCGATTCAGCCTCAGTTTCCAGCCTGTTTATATTCGATCTAGTGAGCCTCGATTGACTCAACAACCAAATCTTAGAACCGTTTTCATATTTGTCATTGCCAATCCAACCCCTTCTGCGTTTGGGGTCAGTCATTTCATCTGGCAATGCCCGCCGTTCACTTAACAAAGACCGCAAGATGGAAGTATTAAATGATGCAGTAGCATTGATTTGACCATTAGCATCAATATCGAAATCCCAATAGCCTTTGTCTTTGTTTATTGCCGCGTCATTTCTCATACTGGATTGCCTGTGCTGCCCGATCCGGTTGTTACGCCGCTATGCTTATGCGTGTCACTTATATTAACACCATTGGAAGTCACGGCATCACTTAATGAAGTGGCCCCAGTCACTGATAAATTACCTGCGATAGTTACATTGCCGGAAAAGCTGGCTTCTGGGGCTGTTACGTCAACAGAAACTGCTGATTTAATGGCAACCGTTCCATCATTTTTTAGATAAATTAGTGTAGTTGGTAACAACGGGTGATAAAACATAACTTCGCCGGGCAACAGTTCTGGTCTTTGTGCCGGGTCACAAGCTAAAACAACTCTGTTCTCTGAATGATCTCCAACCGAAAACATCAAAGCCAATGCGCCGATAGCAGCATTTGAGTGCATACCATACGGATAGTGGGCAAACGAATTAGCAGTTTTGCCTAAATATTGAACCTGTTGCTCTGGAAACTGTGTGTCAGCTTTTAATTCACCAGATACCAGCGACCATTTTAAGTTTTTAAACGCCACCAAGATTCTCCAGCAATGAGGCAAGGCTAATTATTGGCTTACTTTTTGCCGATGGCCCAATGGGGCTTAGGAAATTAGTCGATACTGACCCGCCAGCAAAGTCTTTAAGTGATAATGTATAAGAATTAGGGCCAACAAAGCCCAGCCCAGTAACACGACCGTCCTCATTGTTTAATGAGTACTTAACCGAGTTGCAGAGCATGGGTTCATTTTTACCAATGAAATCATCGTTTATCTGATATAGTTTATTAACGCCCCACAATTTCCCAGTGTCTCCTGCTTCCCTGTATTTGTTGACCACTGCGCTATAAACAAGCCCTCTGGCCTTTCTAACATCAGCTTCCCATCTTGCGCGGCTCTCGCATTCCGCATCAGAAAAAGGCGCATCAGTAACGATAACCATTTGCTTCCCTTTATTGATACCGGGGTCAGAAACCCCGCCGCCTTGGTTCACCAGCGTAGCGAGATCAGACCCACCAGTGACATTCAAGACGACAGGATTAAGCTGTGATGCCATAAAATAGGCATTAAATCGACCGGTAGTATCATATCTAAAGTTGCTGGAAATAACGTTATTGTCAAAAGCGTTCAATATATGCTGAACCCTTCCTGCTGCTTGAATGCCTGAATTTGCAGCGATAACAATCCCACCATCAGGGCTGGGGTGAAGCATGACTTGACGTTTCTTTGTGAACTTCTCGATAAATCTAAAAGCATTATCACCGGGTTCTGGTGCTGCCAATTCTTCAGCAATACTAAAGGGGCGCGGCCTTACATCATCACGAACTTTAATATCTAACCCTAAATGGGCAATGACAGCTTCAATCAAAGCCCTCAAAGTCAAACCTTCGCCTACAATGTCGCCCAGAAGCCCTATAGTGCTGTCTAACAGCTTTGCCGCTGTGCTTCTACCTTGCACCGTAACCTCATGGTCGCCGCCGTCATAGCTAACTTCTACAACTTCAATCTCGCCGGTCAATACAACTTCACCATCAACGATAACTTTGCAAGACTCCCCACCCTTAAATGGAAAAACGACACCATTTGGATTTATGGCGGTAAAGGAGAAAGAATTGGCTAACGCATCCAGCCGGGTTTCACACTCAGCAGAAATAAAGTTGTCATATTGAACCCCGTTTACTTCCAATTTCATTGCGTGAGAATCTCCACTTCACCACTGACGAAAGAAACGTTCTCAAATAAGTTGAGATCATTGATTGTCTCACCAAGTTCAGGCGAGCCGTAGTAGTCAAATGCAAGCAATCTGGCAGTCGTGTCTGTAGTCCTCACTGTGATGATCGCACTAGCGCGAAGCCTTGCTTCTTGTAAAGCGTCAGTGACTAGAATCCTTGTTTCGATTAAAGCATCTTTGCTTGGCTGGTCTGCATCACTTTCCATGACTGCAACAAACTGCCGCTCTAACACTTTTGTCACGTTATCAATTTCTGCGGTGGTCGTATATTCAATTTCAATTGCAGACAATTGAGCGTAGCCAAGAGCAGAGGCTCCAACATAGGAATTTAAAACGCTTCGGTTCTTGATTCGTTGGATCAGGCTTGTGGTGGTCGGGATGATGTCAGTATCAGATTCACCAAAGCCAAACAGTCGTTCAAAGGTTCCAAACGTGGCTGAGGCTGAAGAAAACAGACCTCCAACGCTTTCAAATACTCGGTTCAAAGAGTCGGCCAACGCCAATGGGTCTTTAACTAGACTGTTAACATTGTCTGAAGTCCCTGACAACAATGCGTTGAATTCGTTAATCGCTTCAGCAGCCACACCAGTGAAAGCAGCTTCTTTTCGTACCTTGTTGATGATGGCATTTACTTTATCAATCGCGTCAACTGCATTCTTGATGCTCTTGCCGGTCAGCGTGAATCCTTCACCAATATATGATTCAAGGGATGATTGAACAATCTTATTGGCCGAAGTAATCAATGGGCCTGAAGCACTTGAGCTTGTCGGTATTCCGGTGTTTGAATCAATCTCAAATTCTACCGAAACAGTAGCAAACCCAAATTCTCCAAAACTCTCATTGATGCTGTATGAGGTCACGGCTACGTCATGGATAACACCGTAAAGAGGGTGAACCAAAGTGCCGTTAGACGCGTCCTCAAGGGCTGCTAGAAGCTCTTTCCGATAACCGAAGTAATCTTTTGTCTGTGTTGCGCTTAATATGATCTCTAACGCATATTTTCTGGGGATCATCCCCATGTCTTCAACGCTTTGCGTGTCCCTGTTAGGAAATAGCTTTATTGCTTTCCTGCGGCCACCAGATAATGACGCACTCGAAATTCGGATTTGAACCTTTTTATATTTGCCTTCAAAAATCCCATCTTCACCCGCCATTTGCAGCCACCATATTAACTCCCATATTTAGGCCGGATGATTGACCTTTCAGCGATGTGCTGTTGATCGTTGTTCCCGGCGTAGCAGAAACACTAATCTCACCATTTAGAGAAGCCGAGCCATTGTTCACCGGAGTAGATGGTGGAGCAGAGCTAAACAAATCAATGGCGAACCCAGCTATCTTCCCAAGGCTTGTCTGAAACCACAATTCCTTTATTAATGATAGTGCGGCTGAAATCTCATCTGAGAACAACATAATTCCTGCCACAGCCCCAGCAATGAGTGCGCCAATAATTATAACTGGGGCTGAAACAGCAGAGAAAGCAATCGCAAGCAACCCGACGATCACAAGCAGTGGCCCAGCTATAGCTAAGAACAGGCCAGCAAACAAAATTACTTTCTTTGTCCCCTCAGACATTCCTTCCATTGAATTGGAAATTGAGGTGATTTTTTTGGCAATTTTTACGGCAGTTGGCAGCAAAAGTTTGCCAAATGACTCATTTAGTTCTTTAGTGGCCTCTGCTGCAACCCTTTGTTGCCCGGCAAACGTATCGATTGTGGTTAGATAGTTGTCTTGTGCTTTTGCAGTCTGTCTAAACGATTCAGCCAATATCGTCAACGCTTTACCGCGTACAATATCGCCTTCGGCGGCTGCTGTGTTAAGTTTTAACGCTTTCTTAAATGCCGGGTTATTTTGGTTGATTACAATGCCGAGAGATTTAAGTGCCTCTGCCTCACCAGATAACGCGTTCGTTAATGACTGAACAACCTCGGCAGGTTCTTTATTTTGGAATGCGCCCAGATCGAGTGCAAGTTTGCCAACGGTTTGAGATAGAGCAAGGGCTTCTTTATCCATAAACCCAAAGCCAACGACTAGATCGCCAGTTGATCCAAGCATTTCATCAGCACTAGATCGGGCCAAAAAGAAGGTTTTTGCAAACTTGTCCGCAGCTTTGTCAGCTTCTACAGCTACTCCACTGAAAACCGCTTTGAACTTGTCGCTGGTTTCTTCGGCATTAGAAGCAGAGTCCACCATCTTCTTCGCCATCAATGCTATCGGAACAGTGATAGCCGCAGTCATTATTGCGCCGGTCTTTGTGGCATCCCTGCCAATTCTGTATAACTTATCGACTTTTGCCTTGACGGTAGACAACCCGCGAGCCATTTTGTCATTGGCGGTATTAATCTGCCGAGCGGCTGCGGAATATTTATCCTTTAACTCGATGATGAAACTGACTTTATTTGCCATGGCGTGCCTTTTCCATCTCTCTGCGTCTAAGTTTCGCTATTTCATTGGCGCATTCTGACACCTTGAAGAATTCAGCGAGTGGCATCCCTGCCAATTCTGTATAACTGATCCCGCCCTCAAAGAAAGCGGCGACCTTGCAAATTTCCAGCCTGTGCTTATCTACAGTCCATCCATCAGGGATGGTGCTATAAAATTTGCGAGGTATTCCCCCACAAGGTTTTCAAAGTCAGCAACAGCCATTTTCTCCATCAGCGGAACGGTGAGCTTTTGTTCACCGTCAACCAATGCCACACTTTTGAATAAATCCTGAGCGTATAAAAAAACCTGTGCCATGTTTCCTTTTGATCGATACATTAAAGCCATAATCATAGGGCCGGTAATGCCCCCGCTATCGTTGTCTGACTTATCGATGGCTGAATTCCCGCTGGTGTCTGTATCACTTGCCAATTCATTTATTGCAGAAACAAAGGCTTGTTTTATCGGTGCTATTTTATCCAAATCCCGAAAAATGGGTTCTGGTAAAGTGATAAAACTCGCCTTTTCCATTTCGCCTTTATGTGAATACTCAAAAGGCTTTTTAAGCTCTACATTAATTTCGCTCATGCTATGATCTCACTCATTGCGTTTACCTGTTATTGTGCTGGCTTGCTATTGAACTCCACATCGATGTTGCCATCTTGTGAGGCGTTAGTCTCTGGGTCATCAAGGATTGCCGCTTGAGTGAAAATCTTGGTTATGCCTGACCCATTAGGGCCAATCAACTCAATAGTGTTGGTGTTGTCGCCAACTTTCCAAGCGCGTTTGAAGGCTTCATTCTCAGTGGTAGAAGGCATCGAAAACTTAACCATGCCAAACTTAGAGGCCAAGTCTTTAGAGAATATCTGCTCAGTTTGCCCGCCTCCTACTACTGCGTTTCGCACCTTGTAATCGCCAAAGCCATCCTTCCAACTCAAAGAGTCTGCGGTATAGGCCACTTGTTGGTTATTAACCAAGATCGTGAAATCGTTTAATTGGTTAGCCATCGGTCAAACCCCTTAGTTTATGGAGAAAGCGATTTTGCTTGTGATAGCAAGTTCGCGCAGTTGAGTTACGATTGGATCAGTGCTTTGAATGGTTACTTTGCCGAGTGCCTTATCAATCGAAATAATAAGGTTTTCATTAAAGAAGTTTAGAGCATCTTCGCCAGATTCAAGCAAAACATAATCAACGCCGCTCAAATCTTGATACAACCGTTTAGAGTAAGAACGAATGACCAGTTCATTAGCCATGTCCCGGCCTTTGATGATGTCGCCTTCAGTCAAGCGAGACTGTGCAAATCTAGCGCGGTAGTTGTTGTAACGATATTCACGGGCTTGTGAAGCTGTGTCAACATAACTCAAGAAGCCAAACGTCACATCAGGATTACCAGCAGTATCGGTCAGATAAGTAGTGACTATTTCGCCAGCGACAACAGTGTTCCCAGCAGGGTTATTACCCAACAAGGATATACCGTTAGACTTTAAGTCTTCAATTTCTGAATCATCGAACCCGCGACCTACACGAATTGGCAACAAATCAGCAAAAGGCATATTGAAGAAAGGCTTTGATGCCAACGCAGGGCCACCAAATGAATCAAGTGGGCCATTTGTAGTGATGATCAGATCAGCAATACTCACGCCGCTTGAATCCAACCGCAATGATCTAAAGCCAGCAAGTTGTGCCGCTTTAACCATTGGGATTTCAACGATGGACGGGCCTTTATAATTTGTTTCTGATTCTAGTTTGTCACCGATCACAACTAGGCTCTGGCTGTTAGGCGCAGCACCAAGAACTTTCAGGTTTGAAAATGTGTCTGCTTTGGCTGTGAAGCCAACACCGTCAAGCACTTTACCGTCAGCATTAAAGCGAGGGTTAAGGAATGCGGTTAGAACAGATAACGAGTCAGGATAAGGCCAAACGATAGCTTGATAGCGGGCATCGCCAACAACATCAAAGAGAGCAGTCAATGTTGGGTCAGTTGCACCACCGGCCATAGCGGTAACGGAAGTAGACAAACCAGCGATTGAACCTCGAATTTCTAGGCCAAAGCTGTTGCCATAAGTGCCTTTGTTCACTGCTGTAATAGCAACGCTGCCAGAGGTATTGACTGCGGTAGCCGGAAGATCGAGATCAAGTCCCAACGCTGTAACGATTAAGTCACCAACGGCTGTAGCAGTAGTGCCAGAAGCAACAGCAACGCTGAAGCTGTGGTTCAACTCAGAACCGACGATAATTGTAAACGTTCCAGCTTCCGTAGCTGTACCAGTAACAACAAACGCACCAGCCGCCGCCGTACCACCACCAGCATCATCCAAAGCAATAGCGTCAATCTGGATCGATTGATTTCTCACTTTGTTCGCCCTTACTAACTTGGCAAGTTGAGAAGTTCTGCCAAATAAGGCATTTTCAGCCCCACCGTTGGCAATGGATTGAGTCAATGCGCCAGCGACAGCAGTCCCGGAGGCTACTTTCTGACCAACGACCAGAATCTTTTGACCCGTGTTGGTTACAGCTTGTGAAGAATTGACAATGTTTACTGTCACTTTTGGTTGCAAGATGGTGGTCATTTAGACTTCCCCTTTTTTGATTCAGAAGTCGTAATGACCTCAATGCAATTATCGACACAAGCATCTTTCAACCGCTTGCGCCAGAATTGTTCTAATGGTATTCCGGCACTGTCTGTTTGTATAGTAATTATCTGGTCGGGGAAATAACCCCGGACGTTCTTAATCTTTATTTTCATAGTGGCACATCGTCCAAGTCAATTTCAGTTGTAAAGGTTTCGGCCCCGACATCCAAACCAGTAACCAACCCAATATCCCTGAAGGCTACAGACTCATTTGGAATATAAACATCTTCGCCGGTCATTTGAATGCTCATCTGGAACGTGTATCGGTGAACATAAAACGCCGCGTTATAAGCCTCAAACCCATGCTCTAAAAACTGGAGCGGGTTGTTCTGGCCCTCGGCAGTTAATCCGTCGAACTTTTCCATCAAGATAGATTGACAAATAGGTCTGAGTAATTCTTCTGCCCTATCCCTTGAATCACGGCCAGATATTTCGTCAGCAGTAGGCAAGAATAGATATAAACTGACGTTCTGAATAATCCGCTGATTGAAGAATTGGCCACGTTGTATATTATCTGTGGCATCGGTATCAATGTTTTTATTTTTGCTGGCAACCCCGTCATTCAAGACAACAAACAACCAAGCCTTTGACTGCGGTTGCTGAGTGTAAGCCTCAATGATTCTTTCCACCGATACGGTTGCGCCGACTCTTGGGGCTGTCTTTGCCACAATTGTTCCGCTTGCTGGGGTAAACAGTGTCGAATCTGCTGACTCATAAGTGAACGTGGTTGCTGAAGGCACTGTGGTCACTTCTTGCAACCCGTTATAACTCTGATATGGATTAGTACCGTTTAGCACTAAAGGCGAGCCAGTGGCTATTGTGGCGCCGCTATCAGCAACCACGAAAGTTACTGTTCTGCGGTTTGGAACTGTATTGATTGTGAAAGTGCCGTTGAATCCTGCTTCTGTCGCTCCTGCAATGATTACCGTTGCGCCCGATTCTTCAGTGTAATCGTGGTCAGCCGTAGTGGTAATGGTTGCGAGAATCCCGGCCCTGACAATACTGCAAGCGATAGGCGTTTGTGCGCCCGTCATATTAACTTTACTTCCAACCGATAGGCTGTGAGCAGCAGAAGTCGTTACAGTGACCGCCGACCCTGATCTGGTCACGGTGGCTACTGCCAAGCTATTTGTGAAGTCGTCAACAAAGAATGGGAGCCTTGCCGCTAACACTGTAGCTATATCGTGCGCTCTCATTTAAAACCCTTCTTTATTGCCCGCTCTATATTGTTGATGGTGTTTCTCCTTCCAGCTTTGATGGCGTTCCGCAGTGTTGGTCTTGATGCCATCTTCTGGGTTCCAAACTCTAGCGATTCTGCATAGTCTGGGGCTTTTATTGCTTCAACGCCATAACCAAATTCTAACTGGCTTTGTCCCTTCACTAAAAAGCCAAGCGATCTTCTTAGTGCCCCAGTCATGTTGGCGTGGGTTTCGCCCGGTGCAGAAGCTATGTGTCTGCGCCTTCTTCCAGCTCGGTCTTTGCGGATATACAACTTCCCGCCTTTGGGCTTTCTCAATATCTCTTTGTTTGCGCTGTTCTTGTAATCAAGCCCAGAATCATATAATGCCCGCCGCAAGTTTTTCTTGGTCGTTTTCTCAAGGTTTTTAATCTTTAGGAAAATGCGATCATTGTCTGACGCTGCGATCATACTCATCAGGCTTTGCTCGCTTCCTTAGTGCCTCGATCATTGCAAGTGAGAATCAGCTCTTTGTTTGCTTCACCACAATTCTCAACGTCCAAAATATCAAGTCTCGATCCGTTGAATAGAACCCAATCTTCAGCAGTGATCCCGGCCAAGTATTCTATGCCGAGTTTATGCGTCACCACTTGATCAGTTGAAACGCCATCAAATAACGTTTTGCCCCTAGTGGTTCGCACCAAAGCCTTCACATTGTGCTTTTCTACAAAATCCAAACCAGCGTCAACCGACCCAAATGCGGGCGGAACAAGGCTGCGAGTCTGAATCGAAATATACTGGCCGCAATGCCTCAACTGTCTGGCAAGCAAACTCATAATCTGTAAGCCATCGTTCTTGGGCGCAACAACTCATTAAAACGATTGGCCACTGTGCTTGGAGAATAGCTATCTAACGCGCCGCTGAGATAGGCGACCTGATCGCCAAGGCAATTAGTTTCTGACGATGTAGCGCGTTCTCTGTACGCCGTAGGGTCATATCCTTGATCTATTCCGGTGGCAACATACAATAATTGCTGCTTTAGCTGTCGTGGGATGGCATCAGAGGCCGTGTTGCAGCCAATCCGAGTGATTACATTATACCTAGGCCATTCCAAAACTTGCTCACAGTCTATTTGGTCGCCTTTATATTTCTGAATCTCGATCCAATCCATCGCTTTAATCAACAACAGTTCAGCGCCGATCGTCAAAGTGATACCACGAGCCGTAGCATATGCGGTCAACTCGGCCTCTGTTGCGTAACTATTCGCGCCCGTTACCACCGAACCATCTTCGACAATAATTGTCATTTTAATTTTGCACCTCATGGCCTTGCGTGGATAAACGGAAGCGAGTATTAACGCCCAGAAGGTTATCTTGCACGATCAACTCTAAGGATTCACCCTTATTTCCATCAATTCGTATGACTACACCATGCTTAGACTGTCCGCCCCATGTAACTCTTGAGGTGAACCCAGCAATCGTGTTGCCAGTTTTCGCGTTTAAGAAAGCGTGGTCAAACCCTCTCCCTATGAAATCAGAATTTGATTTAAAATTAAACAAGTTTTTAAACGTGTTGTCGCCATTGTTAATTCTAAGCACACAACCGTTGGTCAATTCCTCCCTGCTGCCAAAAGAACTGAAATCCATAATGTCACCAGAAGCACCGCGTATTTCCAAAATAACGCTCACAACATCGACAACCTGTTCGGGCAATGGCAACACGCGGAAAATTTCTGGGGTGACTGATCCATCGACCAACATATTTTGTGTAGATATAACAACAGGAGAACCCGCAACTTTCGCAAATGAAGTCGGTTGATCTATTGTTATCACATTGACAGCAACGACAAGAATTTCAGCTTGGATAAAATTTAGACCTTCTGATAATTTTAAGACATCACCCACTACAGCACCATGACCCGGAGAAAGTGTCAATGTGCGAGTATTAACTGCTGCGTCAACTGCTAGGGTTGTTGGTGTTTTGTCTTTCAAAAAGGGAACAGAAAGAACTTGTGAAGTTTGATCTTGAATAAAAACGCCTAGCGCAGTCGTTCCTCGATTGCTCGTTTCAAATGATGCAGACCAATCGTTGAGAATGTCCGTCCAAATTCCAGCGGCAATGGTTCGCCACTTTGGAGGTGTTTTCTTGAACGGAATTTCATCGGCCATTATTCAGCCTTGGCTTTTTTGGCTTTCTTGACTTGCTTTGTTTCTAAGCTGTGTTTCTTTGCGTCAAAGTCAGACTTGTTGATAACAACAGGCCCAGCTTCAGTTTGAACAACTACTGTTTCGAGTTTCATAACTCACCCCAAAAATAAGAAAAAAGAGGGGCCGAAGCCCCCCAACTGGGATTAACCAAGCAGCAAAGCTGTATGCTCTGGCTTAAAGTTATGTTGGCCCCAAGCAGCAGCCACTTCATAACGAATCTGACGATATTGCTTATAAAGACGAACCTCAAAGCTCAAGCCAGAACGCGGATCAGTAATCATCATCGCATCGTCTGCACTATCGCCTTCAGATGGAATGGCGGGGGCGCGAGTAGCAAGAACGATGGCTGAACGACTGAATGCCATGTTTGCAGCAAAATCACCGCCAACAGTAACAGCAACAGCAGAAGCCGCAACAGCTTGACGCAAGCCGGGAGCAGCGATAGTGATTGAACCGGGAGCGGAAATGCCAACTTCAACAACATACTTATTTGCATCACCAGCGAAGGTAATAACATCACCAGCCAGAATAGTTCCTGAGCCAGTGATAAGTGCGATGCTGGTAGCTCCAACAGCAAAACCAGCAGTGCTGGAAGTGTAGCTGGTTCCGGTGCCGTTGGTGATTGTGCCGACTTGAGCCGACTCACGAATAGCCATGCCATGAACATCAAGCAAAACGCCTTGACGCAGCAAAGACGCATCAGCAGCTTCGTTGGCTTTAGTTAGTTGGGTTAGAGTACGCATTTTCGCGCCCGCAGTGGTATCGATAACCATCTGCATATCTGACAAAGGTGCGCCGTTATCAGCAAGAATCTTGCGAACTTGTGCGGTGTCAGTCAGGTCAGAAGCGAATGGCGTAGTGCCAGCCGTACCATAGGCGCGAGAAGTGGTGCTATACAAGCCAGCCAGATCAGCTTCCATTTCGTTCGTCAGTGTACGCATCGCCTGAGCAAACTGAGATTGAAGGATAGAGCTATAACCGGGGCCAGAATTCATGCCACGTTGTTCTTCGCCATTCCAACGAACAGGAACGCCACGCGCTTTGGTGATAGTGATTGATTGGTTGGTAATTACATTGTCGCCATCATTCGGGGCAGTAACGCCGGGAGTGATGTTTGACGCTGTGGCCGCCGGAGTAACATAACTGCGGACGTTTTGCCCTACAGCAGCGCGTTCAACGCCTGAATCAAGAGTTACTGAAGGAATGAATCCAACCAGTTCGCGTGAAACAGTGTCGAGTGCTTGATATAGGTCTGGTGCTAGGTTAGTTAGTGTATTAGCCATGATAATTAGTCCTTGAAAAGAAAAAAAGAAAAGTGTTTTTTGGCTAATCGGTCACAAACCGTTGCGCCTTTGATTTGTCTGCGTCAGCCACGGGCCCTCGCATTATGTTTGGGCTTTAGTCGTGAATTGCGCCCCCTGAAGTCATAAATTTCATCCTGTTTTCAGGGCTTTGTTTGTCAAAATCAGCCCTTGTCATAACTTTAGCTTTGCCGTTGTTCGCAGAACTTCCATTTGCTGACCCACCAGACGATTGATTGCCTTTTAGTAATGCCGCATATCGCGCATCAGCTTGGAATTCTGTTTTTAAGTCGTCAACAGTGGAAACAGTTAAGTTCCCAGCAGCGTCAACAACTTTCAATCCGTCATCGGTGTATTTCAACCGGCTGGCCACAAACCCAGATAACAATTCTGCGTTATAACCGTCTGCAAGCTCAGAAGAAATCTTTATCGCTGCGGTGTTGCGCTTTTCATTAGCGTTTGCCGACATCAATTCAGTCAACCTTTCCTCCAGTGCTTGGCGGGCTTCCTCGCTGCTTTTATGCAACTGCTGGAAATCCCCATCCTTCTTGGCTTTTTCTTCAGCCTCGCGAGTAGCTACAACTTCGGCTTCTCGCTGCAAATCCTTTGCTTTCTTTGTTTCTGATAACAACTGATCCATTTTCAACTTCATTGAATCATTGTTGGCTTGCGCCTCTTTTAACTGTTCAGCCATCGCCAACATTTCTTCATTTGGCTTAACTTCTGCTTCGTTTTCGTCGCTCATAGTTATTTTCCTGTTTATGGTCACAAACCAATAGCCACCGGCTATATTCCTTATACACTATAAATTATTACAGTGCCACCCCTGCCCGTTGAAACGCAACTGGGTTTAAATTCCTTAATTGTTCCAATGTATATTCGGCCCCAAGCTCATCTCGGAACCTTTCAATGGGCAAACCACCTGCCCTAAATAGTTTTGCTTTCTTTGCCCCGTCTGGGAACTTTGAGAAATATTCGTCTTGGAAGCTGGCCGGCTGACTCTTTAGCCAGTCGCCGTAATCCTTTGGAGATGGTCTGCTACTCCCAGCTCTGGCCTTATCCTTTTCAAATTCTGGCTTAACTAAAGGTAAGACCCGTGAACGACAACCCCAATGAGCCGGAGGCAATGGCCCTTTTCCTACAGGATAAATATTCCCATCACGGCCAGCACAAATCAAAGTTGTTCTTGAATCTAAGATTGACACCCATTGATAGCCAGCAAACAATGCAGAATTTGCCGTTATAACCGAATCTGTCGCTGCTGCACTGATAAAATTGGCGGTTGTCTTTGTCAACGATTCGGCTTGCGCTGCTTGCCTTAAACTTATCAATTCTGAAACGTTCGCTGCCGCTTCTTTCGTTGTACTCCCAAGCAATATGGCATCATTGATGGTTCGGATTATCTCACGGCCCTTCTTTTTTGTAAATTGTGTGGTCGCGTCTTTTGCCGTAATTGTCCCTGCCCCATCCAGTACCGACATCTCTTTTCTGGCTACAGTCCGAGCAATATGGCCTTTGTCTGGCATTAAAAAACCAGCCCCGATAACGACAGCAGCCAACATCTCATAGCTAAACTCTGTTTCTGATTCCGAGAAATCTTCAATCATCACCGACATCTTCTTGCTAAAATCCTCAGAGAATTCATCGCTGTAACTGCCGACAGCTTCCATCAACTGAGCCATCCGCACTTCGTCAAAGTTATCTGGTTCTGACAACAGCCTTTCGACAACGTTATCTCGCAGCACGAACAACGGCTCTTTGATTTCTCTGGCTTGACCGGAAGCATACCGTTGAACAAACACGGCATGACGAACGGTGGCATCAAGCAAGAAGTCACTCATCAGATTGGGTCGTCTGCTTCTGCCTCGGCTTCAATCATTTCATCATCACGGTCTTGCTCAATGATGTTGAACTTCCTCAATCTATTACGCATATCTTCCATCGCTATAACGCCACGATCCAGCAATTGAATGTCGGCAATGATTTCTTGCGGATCAATTTCAATATCGTGGAACTTCCTGTTCAGCTCAAACGTTACATCACCAACGCCGCCCATAAACTCTAACGCCCATCCAAGTGACCGTTCAATGGCTTCTTCTACGTTTCCAATAATGGCCCCCAGCTTTGAATTCTGACCTGCAAACTTAATCTTGGCACCTGTCGCTGTTTCATTGCCGGATTGGTCAGTGATTATCCTTGCGCCGATCTGGATCATTTGTTGTTCTTTGTGCTTCATTCCTTCGATTGGCATTTGGTTCGATTGTGCCTGAATAAGCCCGGCTGATGCGCCTTCTGGCAATAGAATTGCGGCCCTTGATCCAAGCGTTATCTTTCCATCAAGCACCGCATCAACCCACCCCTGTGTCAAACCAGTGACGTATGGCGTAGGTTGTCCAACCATATAGCTGGATTCCTCATAGTCTGCACTGTTTCTATAATGGGCAATGTTGACTTCTGCGATGTCATAAAGCGTTGCTTTGTCTACAGCTTCATCATTGTCTTCTGTGCCGATAAACGTGAATGGAATTTCGTTCCACAATGCCCCGTTAGACTTTCTAGGGAAGATCAGCGTTTCGCCGGAATCTGTTTCGATGACCTTATCATCCTCGTCATATAATGATTGAGAATAAATGCCATTAGTCAATCGCAGAACCCTGTGATAGATAACTGATTCGTAAGAGAACCCGTCTTCTGATAACTTTTGCGTTGGTTCAGCAAGCACCACCAGAGACAGCTTTTTAACACCGCCAACTTTAATGGTTCGCCAGTTGATAATACTCTCGGCTGTATAGCGCAACAGATTGGCCCGCAGCTCTAATGCCGAAACCTCGCTTTGAGTCAGCCCAATATCGGCCATTGGGTAATCAGTTAAGATGCCTGACCGACCAACTTCCAAGCAGTCGCACAATGCGCCCTTCGATAATTGGTTGAGCGTAATGGCGCCACCATCTGTTGACCCATTCAAATATTCGATAGTGGGCGGCAAGATGACTGTTGGATCGATTCGATAAACAAGACCAACCATTCCTTCCTTTGTCTGCCCGGTGACGTTCACATAATTGGCTCGCAATTTGTAATCCGCATATCTTTGGCGATTCTCAATACTTTGGTCTTCAGGGTTTGGCATTGGCAGATAACGAACTCCGGCCATATTCCCGCCAGATTGATTGTTTTCGCTCATAGATTGGCGAGTCTTGATTGCTGTAGACCCTGCAACAGCGTCGCGCGACATTTCCCACTGTGGAAGCGCGGCTTGATAGTCTGGATGGTTGTCTGACACTGGCATGATTATCTACCTTGCATATTTAACTTGTAAGTTTATCGGCGGTCTAACCACCGGCATTTCATAGGCTATCGGATAGCCTGAAGCATCGTTTTGGTGGTCTTTGCCGCCTTTTTTGTCTGGCTCACCGTTTGATCCATAAACCTGTTGTTCAAAGTTACCGGCGGTTGTCGGGCATTTTTTATCGTTGATAAATAAAACGCCACGATGAAAGGCCGAGTTTACCGCAAGCACTCTATCTTTCACAAATGGATTGGAACTGTGTGCCCTGACCATAAACACGCCTTCAAGCAATGCGATGTCTGACGATGATGCGCCAACTGACTTTCTATTTCTACCACTGGCATCAGGATATACAGTGATTGGGTGGCCGGGATAACGTTCTTTTAGAAGTGTAATCATTTCTGGGGTATCGTAACCGTTCGTTATTTCATCAACCGAGTGCCACGTTTTCCCACCATCACGTTGGACATATATCGTCGCAGCCATCTTTGTGACGTTGAAATCCATTCCAACGAATAGCGGCTCTCCATCCTTGACCACTTCTATTGATCGATGGGCCTCACGGTTGTAGTTTTGATAAACCGTCCCACTGGTTAGATTGACGAACTGGCCATTGAGATAAGCCTCGATCAACTGAGGCGGGTAATCTTCTCTTAGTGATTCAATATAGTCGTCTGGGAGGTTCTTCTCATTGTCATAGGTGCTGGCTTGGATCAACCCGTAGTTATCACCCCCACGCTTAACAAAACGATCATGGGTGAATTTGAAGCCTTCTGGGGTGGTGGTTACATCAATGCCATTTCTCAGCCCATCAACCTTATACCGCATCCGAGCCAATATTTTGCGCCATGATTGCGTGGCTTTCTCTTGGGTTAGAATGTCTATTTCATCAACCAGAGCATGACCTGACTTATAGCCAACGATATTCTCTGGATTGTCCATCGTTCTGCAATGGATAACCCCATAGTGTTTCCTGCCATAACTGATATGGACTTCGTGGTCACCTACCTTCACGCGGGTATCAAATCCCATGCTGTAGGCCACTTCCTCAATGGTCTGGTAGAACACGCCTTTGACGATCTTATAGGTCGGCGCGTAATAGGCTGCATCAACATTGGGGAACTGAGCGAAGTGATTGATTAACCCTGTAGACCCGACCCAAGTTTTGCCTCCGCCATAGCCACAAACAAACGCCCTGAACTTATTAGGCATCTGCAAGAATTTGGCTTGAGGAATGTTAAGCGTCGGCATCTTTCCTCGCACTCTCTACATTGAAGTGGATGGCTATTGGTTGGGCTTTGTTTCCTTCAGGCTCAATACCGTCTTTCTGCCCCAACCATTGCTTGCCTAACCAGATAAGCATAGTGGGGTTTCCCTCATTCACAGCCTTTGAATATTGCTTTCTTCTCAGTGATATTTTGCCGCTTGATGCCTTTTGTTGGTAATAGTCCGAAAAACCGCCATTCCCGTCTTGCTTTAGCCTGTTGTTTAACGTGTCATAATCCATATTCAAGAAGGCCGCGCACTCTTCCCCAGTACACTGAATTGCACATAATTTATCCAGAGCGTCATAGTCAATCTTTTTCGGATATGGCCCGTTGTGCCTTCCTGCTTTATCCATTCCTGTTTAAACCTTTGCTTATCTGAGAACCGCCGGCTTTCTCTTCTTCCCATAGGCTGTAATAAGTTAATTGAGCCATCGGTCTGTTGTTGTATTTAGCCAGCCACATCATAAAAAAGTAATACCTTGAGACGTGGGCATTCATTAGGAAGTTTCTATCTGATTGTGCCGTGATTCTTGCCATTGAAGCCAATGGGATTCTTTATAGAGTTCTGGGTATCTGATTTTCATATATTCCCAAACTCTAAGCCCCGGTTCAATATCATTGTATTGCCTGCACAAAAAATCCAAAGAAACTTCCATCAGGTCATAGTTTCCGTCAAAGACTTCATGCTTATATATAACTCCTCTCCAATGCCCATTTGCTTGCGGCCCTATATAATCTTCATCGTGTAGATAACATGACCCTGCAACTAGGCCGCGGATAGTTCTTCCGTTGTTGAGATACTTCTGTCCTGAGTCATAGCCTTGCTGGTGGCCCATTGAGAAGCTGAAGCCGATATTGTTTAGGCGCGTTTTGATGTTCTGCCCACCATAGGGGCGACCCGTCATTGGGTTGTAAAAATAATGTGAATAGGCAATGCCGTCAGCGTGAGCAATATCAAGGAATGGACAAACCTTCCAACCAAACTTCTCATAGTTGAGTTCTTGAAGATTCAAGAAGCCATCCAAAGCAGCATCGTTCTCTGCCGCCCTGCTTATCCTATGCTCGTGATTGCCAAGTGTGAAAATAAGTTCAGGCTTATATTGCTTTTCCTTGTTCCTGATCTTTCTGGCGTTGTAATCCTTCAACGGCTTCATCAGCTTAATCATAGCTGTATAGGTTGCGTCTAAATCTTCTCGTATTCTTCGCCCTTCAGCAGACCGCTTTCCTTTGTCATAACTGGATAGGGATGCCATATCAGCAAAGTCGCCAATGTTGATAACCACATCGGGCTTCTTATCCACAATGTATTTTCCGATCCAGTCAAGGTGATCGATTGGAACGCCGGGCTTAACCTGACAGTCTGGAATGAGCAGATGTTCTCTCATACAATACCCCTTTGTTTCTTATTCAGAGGCATTATTAACCTATATATTCAAAACTAAAGACTTTTATCTTTTGCCTGAACCCTGTTTTTCTGTCCATATTCCCGCCGGCAGTGATTGTTTTTATCTGACGCTCCGCTTTTTTTAACTTCCACAACTTAGTATTTTGCGTCAACGACTTAAAAACTGGTGTAGATGAAAATTTACCCATTACCTTAAATCCACGTTCTTTCATCATTCGACTTGTTTCGTTTATCATCAACACGCCCAACCCCAAACCAACATAATCAGGATGAACCACGGTTCGGTTAAAGTGCATTTGTTTTGGACGATGTTTGTCTTTCCACGGCACATAGTTTGAGAAGCATTGAAATCCTATTTGGTCGTCCCCGTGAAACAACCCATAATATTCATTATGACCACCGGGCAATTTATCACTCAAATAATGATACTTGCTAAACATTCGCCACGACTTTCTATCGGCTGATCTGATTTCAAACTCAAGTTTTTCTTTTCTCTCGTAATTTTGTCGAAGTAACCTCCGATCTGTATATGATTCTTTATTGCAATCAATAATCCAATCAGGGTTTAACCATTCAATGACATCATAATGACAAGACAATAAGACTATTTTTCGGTTTTTCGTCCGTGCCGATTTTTGCAGACAATGACTCATTGCTTTGGCTACGGTTCTATCTACCACGCTTGTCCATTCGTCAATTATGGAGTTTTCACCATTAGCCAATATCAACGCAGCTTCTGCTCTGGCTTTTTGCCCATTGGATAAAGTGAACACTGGTCGAATCCAACAAGGAACCGAAGTAAGCCCTATACCATTGAGAATTCTCACACAGTCTTCGTATTTAAAGTCTGACGGGAATTGCTCGATGATTGGTTTAGTCGGGTCGATTTCAAATCCGAAACAATCATCACCATATATTTGTTTGGCAAGTGTAGTTTTTCCAGACCCTGATGCGCCGATGATCAACCCAACATTAAAATCGGAGTCAATGTCAGCGTCTACGTTGAGGGTGTGAACAGATTTCTTTTCGGTGTCAATATCAAGGCTGTCAGCGGCTTTTTGACAACGAAACGACTTAGACACTGGTGACTTTAGAACAACATTATAGTTTTTCATTTAATCAATCCATTATTTTCATGGTTAACTGTCTGTCTTGAAACTCCTCATAAAGTTCCGCTTGTTGTTCTTCGTTGTCGCACATCACAACAATGAGATATTCATCGTCTATAACTGGAGAAGTCGTTGTCTTTGATTCGTCCAAATCAAGTAGTTCTGATAAAAATTTATCATCAAAACCCAGCAACCCGACATCAAAGTCCAATTCTTGCAACGTTTCAACTTCCAGTTTTAACAGATCGAAATCCCACCCGGCATTAAGAGCCAACTGGTTATCAGCAATGATGTAGGCTTTCTTCTGTGTAGCTGTCAGGCCGACTAACTCAATACATGGGGCTTCTTCAAGGCCCAGCTTCTTTGCGGCCATAACGCGCCCATGACCGGCTATGATGCCGCCATCTTCATCGACTAAAATTGGATTGGTGAAACCGAACTCTTTGATCGAGGCGGCCACTTGATTGATTTGGTCTTCTGAGTGGGTGCGTGAATTGTTGACATATGGAATTAAATCTGAAACTTTGAGTTTCTTGTATTCATGCTCAACCATATTATCCCCCAAGGATAAATCGTTATCTCACAGAGACAACAGGAAAGTTTAATCTTCGCAGCCCTCACACAATTGAGGCATTTTCACAGAAAGAGCCTCATAAGTGTCTGGTTGCATTTCTTCAAAGACTATTTCATCAACTTCTTTATCTAAGTCTAACAGTCTTGCCATCGCCAGTGAACTCAACTGAGACTCGCAAATGATCGCCACCTCATACAAGGCATCATCCAAACTGTGTTTAACGATCTTTTGGATTAAGTCTGAAAGGTTCATTTCTTAGCCTGTCGCAACAAGTGCGCCCCAAAGTAGAAAGCACCAACCCCGCCAACGATCCATAGCATACTGTTGGACAGGTCAAATATTGCTTTTGCCTGAGGTTGTTTGTCTAACAGATATAGCACTGCGGCAACATCGAGGAATAACAACCAGTGAACCATTACCAATATTGCGATGATTCTGCGGGTGACACTTTTAATGCTGGATTCTTCTCTGGATAGCTCCATGAATTTAAACCATAGAGCTGACCGCTTTGCAGTATCTGCGGCCTTTTCTTCGTCAGTATAAAATACAGCGTCGATTCCATTGATAACTGCATCAGTTACCTTATCGACCTGTTTGCCACCACCTGTAAACCACGAAACAAAGCTCATTGCTGAACCTCAAAGTCTGATTATTAAATGATCAAACTATACTCATTCGCCCAAGCATAGCCTCTAACTGTTAGCGCGTCTACCTTGATAGATACCGGCCTTTACTTTCCCAGCATCTAGCTTGGCCCCCGTTTGGTGACATTTGAGGCCATTAGGGTCTGTTTCTGTCATTGCTCAATCCTATTGTCTAAGCTTAGCCCGACATAGAACAAACAGCCCCTCAATACAATCTTGAGTAGTTTTGGTTTGTTCTTGTGCCAGTTTGTCAGGGTTTGTGGGCTGACTCCAGTCATTACTGAAACTTGAGCAAGGCTTTTCAGCCCCATTTCTTTTGCCATTTTTGATGGGGTCATTTGATCAAACTCCTTTTGTAATCTGAATCAATACCGCCCTGAAACTCTGTCACCCATTGGTCTAGGTCTAAATGACAGATTCTATCAACGTAAACTGAAGGCAAGTCCAAACTGCTTAATACCTCAGCAGTGCGTTTATCATCGCTATAGAAGCGGCAAACTCCACCACCAGCGTGAACCTTCACATGGTTAAGGCCGGTGGCCTTTCTGATCGCTCTCGTTATGTTAGTGTTG